TTCGCCTTAGTCTCGTGGGCTCGGAGATGTGTATAAGAGACAGGTATAATAAAAGCAAGAAGAACTACAATCTATTTTGCGGTAGAGTGAAGTTCATAATTAAATGAATCTATTTGAACTTATGGAACTTGATTTTAAAATCAAATTCCCAGCCACTTTTACTCTTGCCACGAGTTGAGTGGCTTTTTACTTTTAGAAATACTTTACAAATTAAGCAAAATATTAAACTAGCAATAACGCCAGCTATTACATTAAGTAAAAAGTTATTCATACTTCCCACCTCCTTTCATTAGGAAGTAGGTTTTATCCCAGTATGAACTCCACTCTATAAATTGTAGATTACATCTTCTTGCTAAAAATATTATAACATATAATTATTACATATTTTACCTATTCTATATTTATTTTTTTATTTTGCTATCTTCTTCGTCCCCTCTTTCTCTCTCTTTCAGCTTCTTTCATTGCTTCCTCTTCATCTTCTATCTTTATAAGTATTGAGGCGGCTGCTAACGCTCTCTCATTAACTTCTAAATTCATATATTCACTTGGCTTCCACTTTAATTTTTGAATACAATAATGAGTGATGCTAGCATCAAAATCGCCACCTCTGATTAGTTTTTTGCTTCTTCTACTTTATCCTCAAAAGATGTATCAAATCCATTGACTTCATTCACTTTTACTGTATAATTGACATACTCACCTGCTGTAAGCATTGTCTTTAATAACTGAGCTTCTCCCATTACTCCATAACTATTTTGGAGTTCGGCATCCTTTAAATCTGGAAATACTGTAGATGCTACACATAATTCAGCTACATAACTATTGTAGTCAATTTCACTTGTATATTGTCCAGTATGCTTACCATTGTTACCAATCACTTTTACTCTTTTAGTACACTTTCTTCTTAGTGCTTCGTCTTCTTCAGATGATAAAACTTTTAATTCCCATTCAACTGGTTTCCCTTCTTTATCTAAAAATCTGTTACTCGCTACATATTTTACATTATCAACCTTTATTGCATTTTGACTTAAAAAAGCACTTAAATTACTCATATTATTCTAATCTCCTTTTATTTTAATTTTTCATATAAAAAATACACATATATAATTTATAAATGTGTATTTTACTCCATTCCTGCCAATAAATTAAATTTTTCTACTAATTCCCAATCCTCAAAAGTGAAATCCATATCTTCATCTAAATACTCACCATCAGCATCAAATTTAGTAATTATTCCACTGTCCATATTACAATCTTTAAGTACTACTGTCTGTCTTCCTACAGCAGATGTAGGGTCTTCATTTGTAACTTGTATGTCAAAATAAATATCCTCACCAGTTTCTTTATATCTGTAAAGTAATTCTCTAAAAATAGAAGTATTATAATGAAATGTTGCACTTCCAGTATTTGTACTCCCAGTTGTTTTATTTCCCTTTGTTGTTCTTCCTAGAATTGGAACTTCACTTTTATTTTTTTCCATTTTAGCCTCTAAATCTATAGCTTGCATAAAATTATATCTTTTACCTTCTATAGTTATAAAACATTCAGCTTTCTTTGCACTAACTGTATCTTTAGCATTTATTGTTTGAGCCATATTATCACTCTCCTCTCTAATTAACTGAAACAGTCATATAAAGCTTACTCATAGCATTTATTACCTTAACAGCATCAGATACTATGACAGTTTTCTTATCATTTCCAAGCTCTACACTAACATCATCAGTTTTAAAATCTTCTATTGCCCTTATATTCTCTAATTCTTTATGGTGTTTAACAACATCATTCCAGAAACTTATTCTTCCTGCCTTATCATTCGGAACTTTACCTAAATACTTTTCATTAAATAAAGTTGCAATATCATTAGCAATTTGGTCAAGTACTCTAACACTTTGGTTACTTGAAAAATCGTCATTTTTATCATCTGTAAATGATACAAAAGTATTTATATCCTCTAACACATGAACTTCATCTCCCACCTTGTGGAATATAAATTTACCAGTTTTTAAAGCTTCTTCAAGTTGTATTTGTGTATAATTAACATCAACATCAAACTCACCATCATACTTTTTATTAGTATTAGATTTATTTATATCGCATCCTGCTATAACTCCAGCCGCCCAATAAATTAAACTAGATTCTACTAATCCAATATCTTTAATCTTATTTTCTACAGACACTACACCTTCATAATCTGCATCACTTTTCTTATATAGTACTGTTTGAAACTTAGCTCCTACCTTATCTCTCATTCTCTTTGTAAATTCTACAAATAAACTTTTAATTTCTGTTGTTGTAGCCAAACATCCTAAAGCATTAAAGCTATAGCTTTCTATTTTATCCAAGAAAGCTTGGTACTCTGCTCCTGTCACAGCTTCGCCATTAGTTCCACCAGTAAATACAAGTCCTGCACTTGCTTCTAGTGTTGCATCCTTCTTCCAAGTGATATAGTCATTGTCTTGTAAGTCTGTAATAACCTTTGCTATTTGAGTATCTACCTTCTTATTATCTAAAAGTGTTACAACATCAAACTTAGCATTATCATCTATATTTGTTGTAACTGTTACTTTTAAGTCATTTCCTCTGATACCACTATATTTTGCTGTGGCTATAGTACAACTGGCTTTAACGCCTTTATTTAATTTATAAAAATATCCCAACCTTATATTTTTGAATAAATCTCTCAAACCTTTCAGCTTCTCATGAGTATAATCATATCCAAAATACTTCACTGAATACTTCTCAAAATCATCACTGGTTACTTGAAATACGTCTTCATCTATGCCCCAATCTAACTCTAAAGGTATTGCAACAATACCTCTATCCGATAATGAACTGGTTGCCCTCTTAGCTGAGATAAAATTTATATAGCTACCTGGTAATATTTTATTCTGTGTTACAAATGTTCCTCCACCTAACGCCAAATTAACTCACTCCTTTCATAAAGCTATTTATTATTTCCTCTACCTCTGAGAAGGAATATAACTCATTTTCTTTTAAAATTGCATTTAATAAGTCTTTTCTATTTATATACTTCTTAGAATTAACTATCTGCTCCTTAGTAAACTTGTAATCGGTTCCTTTACTTAATGTCTTACTCAAAATTATCACCTCTCTTCAAACCACCGAATAACTCTACTGTATCCATCTTATTGATATCATTATTTTTTATAGTAAAGTAGTTATAATCAACAAAGAAATGAAGTACATTATCTACAATTTCAAAGTTCATATTTGTACCTCTGACTAAATCTCCATCAATTTCTATATACTCTAATTCCTCCAGTAGCATCTCAGCTACCTCATCTATTTCAAATGATTTATCATTACTTTTTGGAAAATAATGTACATCAAAAGAGTTCTTTTTTAATGTCCTGCCACTTGGATAGGATACTTTGCTTGGATTTAAAGGAACAATAAAAAAACAAGGTTCATTTATACCTTGCTCCACATCCTCACTATAAATTGTATATTTTTCTCCAAATGATTTATCTAACTTTACTGATATTCCATCTATAATATTATTAAGCATCAAATACTCCTTTAAGTAATATTAATAACTTTTTCTCTATAATCTTATCAACTTGGCTTTGTAGTTCCATCTCTGAAATTGTTAAGAAATGTTGTCCTTTAACCCAACCTTTTCCATCTTTAGTTCTATGCCCGAAATTTACATAACTTGCATATTCAGTCGGATTAACAACCTCTATAATATAATTATTTCCTTGTTTATACACAGGAAGCGACCTAGCATAAGCCACTCCATTCCATCCTTGTCTTAAGAATCCTGTATCAACTGGTGTCCTTCTAATTACTTTTCCTAAGAGTCTTGCTGCTAATTCTCTTGCTGCATCTTTGCAAAACTTATCTAAATCAATCTTTGTAAGCTTCTCCATCTTTTTACAAACTCTTTTAAACTCTCTAAAATCAACACTGCCCCATCTAGCCATTATGCTTTATCCTTAAATAACTCAAGTATTATTTCTTGATGATTTGGATATATAGCTGATTCTCCACTTCTTACATACTCTTTATCATTTATAATAAGTTTTGAACCTGCTTTAATTTCTATATCTGGAGATATAAAGAGTTTAATAGTTTGCTCTAGCTTAGCTACTTTCCCTTCTGTAGCAGAAACTATATTTTTATATGAAAGTTTACATGGTTGATTTTCTAATACAATCACTTCTTTATTGTTAGTTCGTTTTGTTACAGGGTCTTTAATTGGCTGATACTCAACTATAGTACATTTATCTCTATATAACATTTCTATTGCTTTTCTAGTTTTACTTACCATCTTAAGCACCTAAAGGTTAATATATTATTCTTACCATAAGTAGTAAGATAAGCTACTAAGCTATCAAAGCGTTGTTCTGGTGTTTGAGAGCCACTTCCTATAGCAAAATCTACCTTTGTATCACCTTCTGATATAGACTTTTCTACAGCTTCAAAGTTAATACTTTCTATATCTAATTGCCCCATATTTTTCTTGGTAAATAAGAACTCTCCAGCTATCATATCTATTTCTATATTGTGTAACTCTTTTGGAATTTCACTTATATTACAATCTAGTTTAATAATATTTTCTATTTTTTCTCTTACAAAATCTATTAACCATTTATCTCCATCCTTTAGAACATATCCAAATCCTTGAAGTCTTCTTTCTATATCATCAATCATATTATTTTCCACAATTTTCACCTACTTTTTAGTAAGCTTATTTTTCTCTTTAAGCTGCTTATTTTCTTCTTCTAAAGACTCGACTTTTGACCTTAAAATATTATTTTCAGCTATTAAATCTTTTACATTTAATGACTTGCCATACTTTACTGCCTTACCAGTTTCATCTATCAAATCATATCCCATCTCTAAGAAATCATCTATTTTACATTCTTCTATAGTTAATATTCTATTTAATTTTCTTACTTGTGCCATTATGCTCCAGCTCCTTCAACAACAAATTGTATTGCATCAGCTTTTTTATTTAATATAAATACATCCTCAAAACTTTCTTCAAAGTAGAAGTATTTTCCTTCTGTAACTGCTGTTGGTTCGTCTAACTTAGAGAACTGATAAGAAACAGGTGTAATTATTGCACTTGGGTGAACTAAGGACATAAAGATTTGTTTAGCTCCTGCTCCTACTTTCCATCCAGTTGTAAAATCATATGCAGTTTTCATGAGGTTAGATGGAACTTTAATTATTTTAACTGTATCAATATCTGTGGTTTGTCTATTTAAAGAAGTTCCACCATCTTTTATGTTTACTGTTCTTTGTATCTCTTTTGCATTTTTGATAAGTGTATTTACTACTGGAGTAACATACAATATTCTTCCATTTTCAGGTACTCTAGCTTCTGTCATTTTTTCCATTAACTTATCAAATACTTCTAATACGTTTGTTGTTGTAAGAACAGTTGTATCTGCTGTGTTACCTAATGCGGTCCAATCAGCATATATTTTAGATATACAGTAAGCATCCATCTCTGGAAACTTTTGTTCCTCATTATATACTTTTGTTATATTGCCTATTGAAGCCACATAATTAGTTTGGTTTATATCTGCTGGATGAACCAACGTTGACCATTTCCTTTGATTAGTTAATACCTTAGGTTCCCAAGCATTATCATAGTTTCTTTGAGCTACTGCTATTGTATCTCTGTTTGAATCTACTCTTCCAGTTGTAGATATAGTTGGTATTTCTATTGTTTTAGAACCAGTCCATCTATATCTTCCATTATTTGGTGTTGCATACAAATCCCCGAAGTTTAAAGTATAAGGATATGCTTGTGCTAAAACATTTGAATATTCTTTTGCATAATTTAGTGCTGCCATTTTATTTCCTCCTATTTATTATTATTTTCATGAGGTCTTACCCCAGTAAAATTAAAACCAAAATCATTTATCTTAGGCTCTTGCCCTGGTGTTATAGTATCTATTTTAGGCTCTTCACCTTCTAGTGTTGCATTAAACAAATAATCTTTATCCTGTTTCAAAGGGTTTATTTGCTCTTCAAAAGCTTTTTGTCTATCTTTACTATTTCTTAGTGCTTCTATATCTAAATGAGCTTTTAACGCTATTTCATCCCTACATTTAATAGACTTAAAAGCATCATTTAACCAGTAATTAAAGTCCTTTTCTTCAATTTCTTTTTTGTAGGTTTCTTCCAAAGTTTTCTTATCAGTTTCATAAGTTGTTTTTAGATTCTCTACATCTTCTTTTGTCATACCTCCTTCAAACTTTTTAATAGTTTCATTAGCTGTATTAAGTTGTGTTTCAAGATTTGTATAATCTTCTTTAGTAATTGTAGTCTCTTTTATTTTCTTTTCTATAGATTTTTGAAGAGAAGCTACATCAATTTTGTTATCCTCTACTTTTATTCCTTCTAGCAATTCTTTTAACCAATCCATTTTAAATATCTCCTTTCATTTTTTACAAAATAAAAAAGCCCTATCTAGGACTTACTAAAACCAATATTATTATTCTCATTACAATTATTTATTGATATAGCTTCTATTTGTGATAAATCTATTACTGTTGTTCCATCTTCATCTAAATATACTTTCAAGTCCTTACAATCTGAGTCAGCTTCCATAAAATCTTGCATTAACTTATCAGCAACATCTTCGTCTACTATTCCAGATATGCTATTGCCGCTTTTAAACCAAATCATATATTCTTTCAATAACAGAAACCTCCTTTTGTTTTCTACCTAATAAAAAACTTCTTAAAGACTTTCATCTAATGATTTATTTAATTCTTTTCTTATTCTCTTTAAAATTTCATCAGAAACTTCGTGTATATTAGACTCATATTCTTTTCTTAAACTTTTAAGATAGATTTTAAAGACTATATTACCTGTAACATACATAAATACTGTAATACTTAAACATATACTTATTACTTGTAACAACAGATAAAACATTTATTTTTCCTCCTTAATTCCTGTGAGTTCAAATTTAAAATTCACATCTTTTAATGCTATCTCTCTTAAACATTCCAATCCTCCATTAGAAATCTTTGTTTCATTATCCAAATCCTTATAGTACTTTTCAAATTCATCACATGTACAAGAATAAATTTTACCTTCACTATCTTTTATAATCCAATCTCCATTAGTTGCCCTAATAACTCCATTTTTATATTTTATACAGATAGTTTTCTTTACTTCACCTTTACGATTCACAGAGTTTAAAGATTCATCAAGCCATATAGTTCCCTTCTCAAAAGCTTGATAAAACCATATAGGAGTATTAGGACTTCCTAATATCCATTTAAAAGCTTCTACTTCCTCTGATTTCTTTTTAAATTTAGCCATATTATTTATCCCCCTTTAAATTTTTAATCATATCTTCATTGCTAACTAGTAAAAAAAATAGTATCAGTATCACACCTAAAATAAAATTAAGCAGTGGAAATAACGCTGGGAAAATAAAATTATATTTTTTTCTTCTTCTGATATTCTTACTTTTAAGTAATTCAATTAATTCCTCATTACTATCAACCTTCATGTTGAATAAATAAAGCCCTGTACAAAACACAATTATTGATAAAATAAGTATAGATATAATTTAAGCATTTCAAATCACCCTCGCAATAAATTTTTACATAATAAAAGCACCTACTAATTTATAACTTAGCAAGTGCTTTTATATTACTTTTTTACCTTTTTCATAAGCCTCTTTAGCTTCTTTTAATGACATTTTATTTGGTCCTTTGTAATTAGTTTCTTTTGGTCCACTGTTTTGCCAATTACAATTATCACAAATATCAAATACATCTACATCTTTACCACATACTGGACAATTCATGTCTAAACCTCCTTATATTCTTTTATTTGTTCTAGCCAGTAATTATAACCTTCTTTTGGCTTAAATAAGGTTGATATTTTACCATCAGCTCTTCCAACAGCAAAATCATTAGTACTCTTTCTATATTTAAATAAAAAGTTATCTTTACTTAAAAATCCTTCTACATCATTACTTAATTGCTCTGATAACAAATTTCTTGCAGTAGATAAATATTCTTCAGCAGTTATATTTCCATATTCATTTAAGTGTTTTTCTACATGCTTTTTAAATTTCTTTTCAGTTGGGAAATCTGCTTTTAACCAACTCTTATTACTTAGTATATCATCTTTTTTATCAGTTATAAATGTCTTTTCATACCATTCTTTATATTTCATACCAGATGGCACATAATATGTTTTCCCATTTTCATCTCTTGCTGCTCTATAACCTTCTTCATCCTCGAACCAAGGAGCTGTTGTTGTCCTGCAATGACAATGAAATGGTGGAGCTGTTATTCCAACTTGATAATCTTTCATATCAAATACTTTTCCATCTAACTCTCTGCATATATTTGATGTTTTTAAATCTAGTGTGGCAATAATCTCATACTTTTCTACATCTAAATCATTAAAACAATCTTTTCTTGAAGCTGATGCAAAGAAAGCTGATTCAGTCATTATTAAATTCTTAGCTTGTGATTTAGATACATTAAACTTCTTAGAAAATTCATTTACCAAAACTTTTGGATTTTCACCTCTAATAATTGATTGAGTTAGCTTAGTATGTAACTCATTGATTAAAGCAGGTCTATGCTTACCCCAAATTCTTTCACTAAAGTTTAATCCATCACTAGTCCAAGGCTTAGAAATAACTTTATTTATTCTGTTAGTATCAAGACTCATTAAACTCCAACCAACGTTTACTCCTTGTTGAACATTAAAAGCTGTATGATAGTATCCACTTGTATAAATATCTCTCATTAGTTTATCAATACCATCAAGTTCATTTCCATATAAAACTTCTACTTGTTGCTGTATTTGCAGTTTTAAAGCTTCAAGCCTTGTTATATGAACTCTTGCACTAGCATTTTCTAACTCTTTCATCCACTTTTGATTTATAGCATTTTCTTTACCATATTTAATATATTCTTCTACACTCCATTTAAACTCTTCTAGTTCTCTTGTATTTAGCAGTTTCTTAGCTTCCAATAAAGATATTCCCTCATTTTCAGTGAATCTGTTATACCATATAAGTATATCTTTTTCTATATTAGACATTGCTAGTTTATATTGTTTTTCTAATTCAAGATAATATTTTATACTTTTATTATTCTGAGCTTCTTCTAATTGTTCAAATCTCTTCCTCCAATAATCTTTATGTTTCATCTATAACACCATCTTGATTATTAGGAATTAAATCATCATACTCTTTTTGAGTATCTTCCTGTTTTTTAAGTCTCTCAAGTTCGTCATTAACATCCTCGACCCAAGGATGGTTAGAAACAATAGTTTCATCTGATACAATTCCAGTTGATTTAGCTGCCATATCTATCTTTTCAGCTTCATTTATTATCATAGAGTGATTAAAAGTAATTTGAACTGTTTTATAATCATAGCTCTTATTACCACTTATCTTTAAATACTCACATACAAACCACAAAAGCTCTCTAATTGCTTTTTTAAACTTCTTTTCAGTCTTAGAACATTTAAGGTCCAGTAATGAATATAAAAATTTAAGTGCCACACCCGATTTGTCACCTGTGTTTTGAGATTCTGGATTAACTCCTTGACCAAAGATAATTATATTCTTTTCCAATCTATCAAGAAGCTCCTTTTTAGCTTCAACTGGTATATTTATCTCTAGTTTATCAACTCCACCTCCACCATCTACTTTAATTGATTTATAGTATCTTATATTATCTATAAACTCTTGTAGACTTGTTCCTGGATATTCTTTTAATACATAAATAACCTCTTGTATTTCATCTAAGTTATCTGCTAGTGTAGAAATATTATTGTCATATATATCTATTAATGATTTATAGAAAGTTAAATCTGAGACACACTTTTCATTATTTTTAAAAGGTATAAATGGAACTTTACCCCATCCCTGTTCTTTGTTATTTATTCTAAAATGACCTTCTTGTATATCAGTCATTTTTCCATATTCATCATATAAAAATTCTTGAACAAAACTATTACCTCTTTCAATAAAGTAAGTTACATCATTTTCTGTGTAGTACTCAACTCTTTTTATTTTATTTCCATCTATATCTTCAATATAATAAAACCTAATAAATGCAACTAATTCCCTCTGTCTTTTACTATCCCAAATAGGAATTGCTTCTTCAGCTGGAATTATTACATATTTAAACTCACCTTTTCTATTAATATATGGATGTAACCATTCAACCCCTTTATTACTAGCATTGAGATATAGTTCTGTTATTGTATCGTCAAACTCTTCTCCTAGTAAGTCATTTAAAAGTTTAGTAAAATCATTATCATCTGCATTAAATACGATTGGATTTCCAACACTATAGCCCACTTTTTGGTCAACTAAAAGCTTATGGTAGTTGTTAATTGCTTTATTATTAACCTTAGTAAAATCATCAACCTTAGCTCCATCTAAGAGATAATATCTTCTCTTATTGTTTACATCAGTATTACCATAATAGTATTCTTCTCCTTGTTTATATTTTTCTGGCCTATGCTTTAAGATGTAGTGTTCTATGACTTTTACTAGGTTAAAGGTGCTCTCTTTTTTTAACTGAACTTTTATTAAATCTGTTTCACTTATATAAATATTTAACACCTCCTTTACTTTAAGAAGCTTATTCCATTATTTTTAAGCTTATTATCTATAGAATATCTAAGCGCAGCCATTGCATCATCCATAAACTCAACTGGTTCATCAAGATATAATCCAGTTCTTTCATCTTGTTTCCATTTCCATTGTTGTATTTCTTTTATGGTATTAGTGCAGCTAGGATGTACATGTATTCTTAATTGTTTCAAATAATCTATTTGAGCTTTAACACTTCCTGGTCCTTTTTTAACTCCTTTAGCTTTATATCCTGCACTCTTCCACATCTTAATTCTATCTGGTTCAGCACTATCACAGTACATAAATAGAGTCTTTTCTAAACCTCTACTATTTGCAATCTTTATGATTTCTGAAGTATCCATTTCATGTACATATATTTCATTACATATATATAATTCTCCATCCTTAAAGCCAATTCTAAGTACTACATTTGCATGGTTAAATCCAAAGTCTTGTGATAACCTCATATTGTCAAAATACTCAAATTCTGTAGGAAATTCATGTATAACATAATTTTTAAGTATTGCTCCACCAGTTTCTCCCCATTCTCCAAGACCATAGACTTTGTACCCTTCTGGGTCTTGCTCTTTTCTCATTTGCATTCTTCTGTAGTAAGCCTCATCTATGAATCTATTTTGTAGATAAGTACTATGATGAGTAAATATATCATCATTTTTATAGTCAAAATACTTTCTTTTTATCCAATGAGTAGCTGAAACTGGATTAAATGTAAATGTCATTTGATAGTATAGGTTAGGATTAGTTAAAATACCTCTTAAACGGTCATCTAGTATGTCTATGTCACTTTCCATAAGTTCTGTAGCTTCTTCACACCAAACCCATGTTAATTTTCCTTTCGAGAAGTTAATTGATTTTAATTTTTCTCTTTGTTTTGCATCATTAACTCCTCTGAAAATTATAGAGTTACCAGTAACTTTACTCTTAATTTCTAAAGGATTTAAAGTAGTTTTCCAATACTTATCAGCTTGTTTACCATAAATACGATTTATAGCTCCTGTAAGCTCTGCATACGTTGAATACTTATGTGTAGCTTCTGACTTTCTAACTACTAATAGATTAGCTCCTTGATACTTCTTATCTCCTAACTTTAGTATATAGTCTTGTGCTACATTAACAGATTTTCCACTCCCTGCTGAACCTTTCATTGCTCTGTATCTTTTTTTAGTAAAATTAGCTTCCTTGAAATCTGGATTAAAATTTACTCTAACTATCATTTCTATCACCATAATCTACACTTATTTTCAACTCATCATCTCCAATGTCATCTTTACTTAGGTTATCAACTTCACATTTCAACTTCTCAACTCTTGTTTTCTGCTCCTCTGTAGCCAAATTCCAATCCTTATGAATCATTTCATCATACTGTTTAATTAAACTTCTAAGTTCACTCATAGCCCTACTCTGTGCATTAAGAAAAGATGCTTGCCTATCCCATGCAAATTGAAATTCATACTCTATCTTCTCACCATTTTCTGTGCTTTCATATTTCTTTAATTCTTTAACCATTTCTTCCTTGCCTTTAACATACATTATCTTCTGTGCTCTTATTATTGCTGCGTATTGAATTGTTATCTGTTCCCAAAGAATATCAAATTTATCTTTTATAGATATTTCTTGTATCAATTCCCTAGTTTCTTCGGGTAGATATTTTGAAAAGAAACCAAACTTTTCAGCATTCTTATTCTCTTTTGGAGCACCATGACCAACTGAATTTTTATTAGAAAAGGGTGCACCTCTTTTATTTATAGGTGCACCCTTCTTTTTTTCACTAGCCCAGTTGTATCTTTTTATCCATGACTTTAAAGTGTTTAAGCTAATGTCATACTTTGATGATATTTCCTTTTGTTTCATTCCTTTTAAGTAATCTTGTTTTACCTTTTCTTTGACATCTTGCACATCACCACCTCTTTATTTGTTTGTTTTGGGAATAAAAAAAGAACCTCATAATTGAGATTCTTTTTTTGTTTACTCTACTTTAAGATTCAATTCAAATTCAGTCCCACATTCTAAACATTTAACTTTACCATCTTCTAGTATTTCAAATTCAGATATTTTTTCGCATATTTTACATTTTTCTTTGAACTTATTTCCAACATTTTGTGATGTAAATATAGTAGGGTTATTTTCAACTTCTTTTTTTAAATCATCAATAACACTGTCAAAATTCAAATTACCACTTATCTCAAATCCCACATAATCACCTCCTTATAGTATAGTAAATTCTATGTTATTATACAATATCCTTCAACAATCGTTCGACAATAGCAGAATTCACCACAATTTTATGCTAATATTCTATTGAAAGGAGGTGTTCTTATGAGTAAAAATATTGACATTAGAAATTTAAAGCAATTTCAAAAGAAAATTGAAAGAATGGAACAAAATTTAAAACCTGACTTTGATAAGATTCGCACAATAATTCTTAGCAAGAAATTTATGAACCAACACACTAATTTTGATTCTTTTGATGAACTACTTGCATTTGGTAATTACATAGTCAATTCAGAAGAAGACTTTTTAGCTATTCCTGATAATGAATTTGATTTATTTATAGTTAAAAATACTGATTTCCCAGATTGGCAAACCATGCTTGATTCAGCATATTCAAAATATTTAGAGTCTTGCCTTAGATAAAACATCTAGACAACTTTCAAAATGTTTATCTAATTCTTTTATGATTTCCCTAGATTCCTTTATAAACTCAGCCATATAACACACACCACTTGCAGGTATCTTGAATTCAGAATCTAGGGAATTTTTTCTTTCTGATACTACATCTTGTGTGTTTTTCTTAATCTCCATAATTTCATTCTCCTTTTAATTTATTGTATAAAAAAAGACCATCTATCAAGATAGTCATTTTAGATTTTATGTACTTTTATTTTTTTAGATATTTCAACATTTGAACTAAATAGTCCCCATCTAACGAATCTGTTTCGTCTTTATCAAGGCTTCTTTTTCCAAAGTCTACAAATCCATTATCCTTATAAAATTCAATTAATTTAGGTTTATCTTCACATTCAAGGTACACTATTTTCCCACCCATATCTAACTGTACTGCTTTTATCTTGTCACATGCAATTTTTAGAAGTTCATCACCCTTGATTAATTTATTATAATTATTTGAATAATTCTTTCCTATTTGCCCTATCAAAGGTGCTCCAATAATATATCTTCTTAGTTCTTCATTGTATTGTCCAAACTTCACTATTTTCCTAGCTAAAGAGTTTGATAATGTTTTTCTTTTTATTGTAAAATACTTATTAGCTAGAGTGAAATATCCAACTATAACAGGCTTGCCTTTATAAGAAGTTAGCACTAAATGTGTACTAGCCAAACCTTGTTTAGAAAATTCAATAGCTTTGTTTTTTAAAAATTCTTCTACATCTTTATTAAGGGGACAAGAAAAACTGGAGAGAATTTTTTTAACTTCTTCTTCCTCCAGCTCTCCTAGCATATTACTTAAGTTTACAATTAAATAGCCACTCATTAAAATCTCCCGAATATATCCTTTATTTTATCTTTTGGTACTTCTGAACATTTTTTACTTAATACAACTTCTTTTTCTTGTTTATTTTTAGCATTTTCTAGAGCTGATACTAGATTTCTTCCAAATGCCTTTTTTCTTACATCTACATTTTTTAAAATACTTTTTGTAGCCATAAGTACCACCTTCCACTTCACTATTATAATTTAATTATACTGACGTTACGTTAAATATGCAATACATTTCGAGGAATTATCAGTTGGCATTTTGTACATGATTTTATTATTATTATTCACAATATGTACATTTTATATAATAAAATTACTGTTATTTATAATTAATTTAAATAACTTACACTATAAAAAATTATGTCATATATCTTATGTATATTAATTCAAATGCTTGCTAAGTATTTAATTTTAAGTATGCACATTATAATATACCTAAACAAATAGTATTATGACAATAAAAATTTCTTTTTTCTTTTTAAAAAGTAAAATGCTAAGTTTGGAGTAAACTTAGCATTTTTAGTAGGGAGATACATATATTATGTCGCAAGTTCTAGGAATCGAACCTAGATTAAACACCAGTACCTGCATGGTGAGTGAGGTTACCAAGCCCCACTCGGTTTTTAGACTCTGAATTAAGATAAAATTGTATGAGATTTTAGTCTTAATTCAACTGCTACATATAGTGTATTAATAGGTTTTGAACATAGTTAGAATTGAACTAACAGCGTCCTCACGCCCTGCCTAGTCTGTTCATATTGCTAGATTAGCCCTTTAAACTAACCTAGCAATTATTTAGTTTTGAGAGGGAAATCTTTATTTCCACAATACTATTATCTCATGCTTTTTTAATCAAAAAGGGGAGAAAGTAGGGAATAAAGTGGGAATTTCTGGGGAAAAACTGGGGAATTTTCTAATTTTTAAATAATGGTAGTTCATTTTCCTTAATTCTTGGATAAAGCATATCCATAATTTTATACACTAATCTTTCCCTCACACATCTACATGTTTTTCTATCTGAGTTCATCTCTAAGGATATATAAACCATACTATTTTTCATTCTGCTATTATAAAACAGTTTAAAAAAATGTTCTTCTCTTATATCTAAGCATGTAAGTGCATTTTCTATTTTCTTCTTTTCAATTTCCTTATCTTTTTTCAGTTTTTTCAATCTAGTAATATCTCTTTCTTTTTTTATAATCTCATTCTCCACACTTGAATTAAAAGCATATGTTGGACTTACTTTTTCATCATATCCAACAGCCTTACACCCAAATATCTCATTTTCTCTACTTTCTATATCTAATTCAAGATTTTTAATTTCTGCACTTAAAAATTTATAATGATGTAGTCTACCTTCTACTTTTTTAAATAGTTCTTTTTTATTGATATTATTATCCATACTTCCACACTCCTGTTTATGTTATAATAATCTTGGATAAAAGCTTTATATTTTTGACAAGTGGAGTGTGAAAGCACTCCTTTTTTCTTTTTATTAACAGAAATTATCTTTTTCAAAGAAACTAATTTGATTTGTTTTTCTCTCAGATTTTATAATTCTGATTGATTCATCTATTAAGTTTAATGAATTAAGTAATACATCTTTCGGGATATCCTCCCATTTGTCAGCACCTAATACCAATAGAGTTCTTTTCTTAACTAATTCAAATTCTTCATTAACTTTTGATATACCTAGTCTTTCTTTTATATAAGAAGATATATCATATTTAGTTTTAGAGGTTGGTCTATAATATTCTGAACACTCTTTTTTAAGTTGCTCTATTTGGATATTATGTTTAACTTCCATCTTAAGTAATGATTCATTCACAATAGTATTAATTTGACTAAGCTGTGAATTTGATAAGGTTCTATTTAGTAACTTTTCTAATCTTATAAAATATCTTCTTATTTCTCTTCCTTTATTATTGTTTTGTACCATAGCAAGTTCTTTTGCTACATCAAGCTTCAATACATATTCTTTTGAAGGTCTCCCACCAGTTGAGTTTTTCATATTTTTGTGAAAAACTGAATAATCCTCATTTTCCTTAAACCCATATTGTTTAATTCTATCTTCAATCCAGTCTATAAACTGTCTCTTAACTTCTAAATTATTATGTAGTTCTCTTGCAAAAACTATTTTCTCTCCTGTATCAGTTTCATAAACTGTAACTAAATCATCTGCTACAACTCTTAAATTTTCATTTGTCATAATCTCATTCATATTTATAGTCCTCCTTAAATAATATCTTCTAATATAACCTCAACCCTTGGCTTATCACTATAGTATTTACTAGCTACAACCTCAACAATCTGTGTATCATCTTTATAAGCTATCTCATTTAGTGAATCAGCTATAATCTTAACCACATTATCAATATCGGGTTTCTTGCTAGGTCTTAACACATTATTTCTTTTCTGCTCCTTAACCTTTTTACTGTTACTTTTAGCTATAGAGTAATAACATCTTAAAGTCATTTTTATATAACCAGTAAAACGATACTTCACTTTAGATTGATACAGCCATTTTATTAACTCCTCATAATCTCTAGTTTTATTAGGTGTATAGGTCCTTTTAGTTATAGAGTTCATTCTAGGTCTTTCTTTGCCAACTGGCTCTCCATCTATTACAAGAAAAACTTTCATTTTTTCACCTTCTTAGCCTTCTTTCTACATTCCTTACAACAATAAACATCCTTAGATTTTTCCTTAAGATAAAATAACTTACCACACCAACTGCATCTTCTTCGTTTCATAAACTCACTTCCTATTTAGCATAAATCTTCTAACACTAAGTGAGAGTTTATTTTTATTAGTTCTTCTTCTAGAACTTCCAAACACTTATTTTTATTTTTTAAAATACTATTTGTAGAACGGCATTTTACTGTAATACCAGTTGGAATATGAGTAACTTCAACAGAATAATCTTCACTTTTCGCCATTTTCAAATCTTTAGGATGTATAGTATATCCGTTTTCTAATTCATATAGCTCATTTTTACCTTCAATGTAACTTTCACACACTTTCAAGTTATTAATTTCAAGTCTTTCAAGCATACACATATCTTCAAAGTAGTTTTTACAATTATAATTTTCACAATATATATTAGCCATTTAACACACTCCTTTTTATAAGTCAAAGTAAGTCTATAGACTTTTAGTTTCATTCACAAACTTACCTTGACTATTTTATTCTATTTACTTCTTAATTTCTTATAGTTCTCTTCACATACTTTATCCATATTTTCTTTGTATTTGCATCCTATACACACATTACAAGTTATAAGGTTATTGCTAATTACAAAGTCATAGTTGACACATCTTTCATCACACTTTTTATGAATTAATCTTTTTTTCATTTTAATTCTTTTATTCATATTTAACCCTCCCTTAGCTTCTCAATTATCTCAATTTCATCATCTGAAAATACCATACTAGCTTCCCCATCACAACTACCATTTTCCCAGTCTTTTTTAAATCGTTCATATTCATTTATATAACATCCAAAATATTTATCTTGCTCTAAAAGATAATATGCATCTCTTATTTTTTCTACGTCTTTTTCATCACAGTTAGCTAAACAATATACATCTTTAAACTTAATTACAGTTACTTCTAAACCATCAATTAAATTATTATATTTTAATGCTCTTTTTAATCCTTCTTCTGAACTCCCAAAATTTATATCTCCTTGCTTTCTTAATTGTTCTAATGTTTTTTTAGTCTTTAATTTTACTTTATAAGTACTATACATAGTAAATATCCTCCAACCAATTTTTATATGCTGTATCACAATCTTTACTCTCGCAATCTCCTTTATTACTTTTACAACTGGCACAAATCTCTTTTCCAAAACTTTTATATACTTCTCTTTCATTAAGATTATTTAACTTGCACATTTCTTTATTAGTCATATGCTCACCTTCTCTGTTTGAAAGAAACTTATTTGTCTTTCATTTTCTATATCTTCATTACTAAATCGTTTTTCTAGGTCATGTACTGTGACCCCATTAGCTCTAAAAGGTACAGGACTATCTTTATCCAATTTAAGCATATCCCCCCACAAATCAGGATAGTATCTTCTCAATGTTCTGAGGCTATCTAAGCTTTGTTTAGGGCATAAATAGCAACCAGTTCGCTTGAATCTGTGATGTATTTCATAATAGAAACCTTTTTCTTTCAAGTATTTCAAGCAATCTTTTTCAGTCATTTTTTCTTCAAATAATGGTGCTATACAGTTTTTTTCTAGTCTTTTATATCTGCTAGGTTCATCGTACGCAATTCCAATATACCTCTTATGTTCTCCTAATTTATTAAAAAATTTATTAGCAGGAGCAAGTTTTAACCTACTATTACACCATGCTCCCAAGGTGTATGGAAAACCCCATATTTACCCTTTACGTTTGCCTTTTTCATTTACTGTGTAAAAGTATTCTTCAAAGGTTTTTTCTGCTTTAATTCTTGTTATTTTAAAGTTTATTCTCTTCTCAAAATCATTTATTATGTCATAGATTTCTTTAAATTCTAGTCCTGTATCTATGAAAACTATTTCGTCTAGTTTAAGACCTTTTTCTAATATTAAGAGGAGCATTGCAGCTGAATCTTTTCCTCTGCTAAAACTCGCTATATACTTCACATTCTCACCCCTTATAATCTTCAAATTTATCTACACTTCTGAAAATAATTTTATTATTAACCCATCTTTGCAATCTTCTAATTGTTTTACTTGCATTTGATTTATTGTATATCATCACATAAGGGTCATATCCTAGCTCTTTCAATCTATAAATTCTATACAAGTTTTCTTCCATTGTCGTGTCATAGTTGGTTAAGACATATACTTTCAACTTCTGATAACCTAAGTTTGTTTCTTTTTTAAATTCTTTAAGTTTTGGAATTATCTTGTCTGTTTCGCTCATGAAATCCCACGCAAAATGAACAGTTTTTATTTTAATTTTCTTTAATAACTCTATATTTTCTTTAGTTAGTAACCTTGCATCAAGTCCCTGTGTAAAATCTATGTATGACTTAGTTTTTATTAGTTGTTTGAGTAGTTCTAAATGTTCTTTTGATGCAAGTAAGTTAGGGTCTAACAACTTGATTTCTTTTTGACCTTTCCAAAATTCACCTACATCTGCAACCTTCTTAGACTTAATACCTTCTTTTTTAGAAACAATGCAAAATGAACAAGAACGTGGGCAACCCCTAGTTAAAAAGCCGTATGCTGTGTCTTTAATGTTATACAAGTCATAGTCGGGATACTGGTGTTCTATTTCATATTTTAAAACTTCGCCACCGTTTGGATAAAAATACCCTGTGCCACCCTTTACAACTTCATCAGACTTTATATTCCACATGTAGTCTTTAGAGTCTATAAATACTTTACTCATATAAACTTTATCCATACAGCTTGATAATAAAGGTTGATACCATTCAACATTATCTCCCTGTTGTTTATGCCATGCTGATATTTTCATAAGTGGCAAGTTTGGAAAGTTATGCCCATCAACATCAATTAACCCAATTTTCATTTTCCACCTCTATTTTCATTTTTGAGAGTTACAAAATACTCCAACAGCAATTTATACTACAAGACATTTTGCAACTCTCTAAACTGTTTTAATTAGATATTTTCATTACTCTGTTATCTCACTTTCAAGCCATTTTTCATGTCCTTCAATACACATTCCTTTGCAAAGTCCAAATTGTTCATAATTGCAACTAGTACACGGACTATCATTTTTATTTATAAATTCAGCAAGCTCTTTTTTACTCATATTTTTAATTTTTTCAAAGTTAGTCATTTTCATATACCTCTCTTATTATCATAATCTTCAAACTCTTTTAGATTCAATCTATACTCATAAACTCTACCAGCTATAAAACTTCCTATTACTAATATCATACTAGCCAAGATATTCATTTTTCAACATCTCCTCATATTCTTCTCTAGCCTTATCTATAGCAATAAATATGTCCTCTCCATTGTCATACAACTCTTTTGCTCTTTTAATTGTGTATTCAGTCCTTGAAACTTCCATTATTCCTCCTTAATATATTCAGCTTTCCAGCCACTTCTTGTTTTAGTTTTCTTTTTAATTGTTTGGTAAACTGCCTGACTCTGTAGTCTTAAAAAACACGCTGCACTATCTATAGAATCAAATATTTTTTCTTCACCAGTTTTGGCATTAATCAACTTTACCTTTGAACCTTTCTTTTTCTTTTTTCTATTTTTATCAACATTAAACTCTATTAGCATTTTTTCAGAAGTTGGAAATACAAGCTCTCCATTTTTTCTTACTCCATGAACACAACAATATAGTGCTAAGTAGTTTCTAAGAGTCAAATCATCTTCAAATATGTTATCTGCAACAGAACCATTAAAATATTTTTCAACCTTTAACATTTCAGCCCTCTCCTTATTCAACTGGCATTTCAAACACTTTTTCTTTGCAGTATCTAACCCCGTCTTTATTTATAATGTCAAACTTAGTTCCTGCAATAACAGCATTCTGTATCATGTTTAATACTTCAATAGCTCTTTCTTCTGATTTATACCTACCTATTTCTCTAACATTTGATTCTTCTTCAAACACTGCACATACTTGTTTATTACTTATTTCAACTCTGTTAACTCTCATTAAATCTAATCTATCTTGACTTCTAATTATTATCATTCCTAATACCCCCATCATCATTTTTCCTGTTATAATTTTTAAGACTTTCCGCATTTCAAGCCACAATATATCTCTCAATAAAGAATCCCATCCAGATATTATTGTAAAAGTCCCTTCATATTTTACTCTCTCAAACAGATTGTCTATTTCTGTACCCTCGAATGTTACTTCTTCAGTTCTTGTATCATTTATCTCAAAACTTCCCTTATCGCATTCTAAGAACACTTTCTCACACTCATATTTCACTCTTAAACCTCCAATATTTTTTAACTTCTAGGAAGTAATATTGTATAATTACTCCCTAGAATACTTAACTTAACCGAATTTACTTTCTTCAAGTTGACCTCTATTAGCCATATCGCATAATTCTTTATCAGTGTATTGGTCAAAAGTCTGATTAAAGTTATGAAACTTGTTTTTATTATGTTTGCTTGGTTTAGCCTCATAATTTTCTTGTAATGCTTTTATGAGATATCCTGTAACACTTTTTACATTCTCCGTATTTTTGACCAACCTCAATTTTTCCTCTAAATAGTCAATCCCCTTATTTGTATGTATGAATACATCAATAATTTTTTCAATGTCTTTAGATTCTAAATCAAAATATTTTTTAATTTTATCCACAACCACCGTAACCTTTTTATTGTTGTTGTTATTGTTATTGTTATTATTATTGTTATTGTTATTCCCCTCGTCACGAGTTTCGTTACGGACACCGTTACGGAGTTCGTCAAAATATTCTTCAAATATCTGTTTGAACTTCTTATTTTCTATATGCTCATAAATTAGTATTAGTAATGACTTGTCTTTAATCTCTCTTAATTCTTTTCTGACACAATTCTCCATTGGTGTTCCTGCTCTATTAAGATTATATTTAGCCCAATTCTTGATTGCTATTTCTCTAGTTTCAGAATTATAACTTATAAGTTGATGGTGATTAATAAATCTGTCCATAACTGCATTTGTAGATTCTAAAGTCCAACCTATTTCAAAAGCTATTTGTTTTTTAGTTATTGTATATATTCCAATTTGAGTAGTATGAGGGTTAGTTAGTAAGTATATATAAAATAATTTATCCTCTACTGAAAATTCTTCTTGTATCTTTGGGTCAGTCCAAAAATTTGTATATATCTGTCTGAAAATTGGCACTCTATCACCTACTTATTCAAAATTCATATTATCTTCCATACTTATTTGGCAATCTATATTTTCAGCTTCTTCTCTTACTTCAACTTCATCCTCTTTCACCTCTTCAAACTCAGCATCTATAAAATCATCTTTTGGTTCATATTCACTTAGTAATTCAATTAATTCATCTACTTCTTCAAATTTTAGTTCTTTTAAATCAAATCCATTACTTTCACAAAATTCCTCTAGCTTTGATGTATCTTTTTTATTCTCATAGTCATACAAACCTTTCATTGATGCTAACTTAAGTATTCCTTGTTTTTGTGATGGACTTGCCTTACCTATTTCAATAGGCTTTTGAGGTAATTTATCGGGTACAGTCTTTATTTCTGCACTATCATATAATCCTTGTAAATCTTCTGGGAATGCTTCTCTTAAAGCTGTAACAATAGCACATTTTCTTATCATCACACAAGGCATTTGCTTCCAAGTGGCTTGGCTCTTTGAATACTCTTCTAAAGACACTACAGACTTTATAGGAAACTTCATTCCTCTAACTGATACTTCACACCATCCACCGATTAATTCTTCTTGTGGTAGCTTTAAACTGCCCTCCCTTTCAAATACTTCTCCATTTTTATTTACAGTTACTATTCCTGCTTTCATACCTTCAAAGTTGGGATTTTTATTTGCTCTTTTTACAAATACATCTTTACCAACTACTATATTTGCTGGTGAATTACCAAATTTTATCAAATATGCTTCTTTTATGAATGGATTTAGTTTTTGAGCCTTACATAATTCTATAAACATTAGTACTTCTTGGTCTGTTACATTTCCATTTCCACTTACTAAGTAATTTTTTACTGTCATGTAATCAAGTATTTGACCCGATTCTAAGGTACATGTTGCTAATTCTAAAGCTTTGTTATTCATTTTCTAACCCCTCCATCTCTTTTATATTTCTTTCTAAAACTGACACAAAACCATCTATATAATCACCATAGTTCCCTTGTAATTTGTATTCGTCTAAATGTTCTTTGAATTGTTCCAAAGTACATCCTTTTTTATGCTTATCTATGCAAAATTCTAATGCTGATATTTGCCCAAATTTTACATCCCAATCTACTTCATCTACTGTTGTAAATCTTAATAAAAATAATCTATCTTCTAAATCCTTAATTATCTCATTCCTTGTTTTCATTTCTTCCCCCTTATGCTATAATATAGCTACATAAATTTGATTTACCTTTTGATTAGAGCCATTGCTGTGGCTCTTTTCTTATATCTGAACATCTATAGGTCTATCTCTTTCAAGTTCTTCTGAAATTAATTGAAATATCTTGTAATCCTCACTTTCTTCATATTCTTTTATTTCGATTTGTGTATCTATAATTTCTAGTAATGACTCAGCAAATATTTTTAATCTTTCGTTTACACTTTTTTCTCTTAAAGCATTACTTAGCTCTATTCCATCTGATATATTTCTTTCTTCTTTTTTTCTAAGTTTTGTATAAAGTTCCTCATTTTTATTTATTTCTAAATTAGCTCTATTTAGTTGTTGCTCTACTGCATTTCTCACTATAATTAAACTTTCCATAATTAATCCCCCTTAATTTAGCATTTCAATACAATAATCATAGCTTATTGCATCATCTATAGTTATAGACGATTGTACTAAATCATCTAATTCTTTATCAAAATAAACTACTGTTAATTCAAATTCATGTGCTTGAATTATTATACAATCGCTTTCAAAAACCAAATCTTGCACATGTTACTCTGATTGCTTTACCTGCTTTAAGAATTTTTGTAGGAAATTTTACTTCAAGTATTTTCATAATTAAACCTCCTTAATTTTTAATTTAACTGGTAAATATGTGTTAACTAACTCTATATCTCTTGTTAAAACACTTCTTTTTACTTTCTTATCTTTATTAAACTTCTTGTTATTTTTCTGCTCATCATAGTGTGTAATTCTAAATAACTTTTTGTCTTGTTCTACTTTGTAAACTTTGTTTTTATAAATTATTTTCAATTTATCTCTCCTATCTTATTTTTAATTTAAGTCTGTTGCTGAGAAATTTCTTTTTTAAACTTATAGTTGCAATCTTTTTTCCATTTTTGAGTAAAACAAGCTTGTTTCTGTATGTTACCAATTCCAACTAAATCACCCCCTCTCTAATTTCTTTCATTTCTCTAAGCATTTCTTTGATGTTTTTTCCTTGATTTCTAGTTATAAAATCATCTAATTCATAACTAGAAACTTTAGTTGCCCCTATATCAACTGACTTCAAAAGCCCATTTTTTATTAACTCATATCCAAATACTTTATCTATTTTCAATCTTTTACTTGCTTCTTCAACAGACATAAGATAATCGGGATAACCTTTACTTATAACAATTGTTAGTTCTTTTGGTTCTAATAATTCTATTTTCGAAGTTTCATTTAAGTACTTTGAGATTTTATTTTTATAGTTGTTTAAATTCATTTCTACAACTTTACGAATACCTTCTGAAAAACAAATTGATATATTATCTAGGTCATTAAAACTTTTATCTTCTTGTTTATCTAAATTGAAATTAGATATATTGCCCAATTTACTCACTCCTTTTCAAAATATTCTGTATTTAATTTTTATCTTCCAACTAGTTCATCTAATGTAACGTCTAAATAGTCAGCTATTTTTATTAATGTATCTATAGTTGGATTTTTATTTTCTCCTCTTAAAATTGCATATAAATTTCCTGAGTCTACTCCTATTTCTTTTGCTAATTTCCATGCTTTTAAATTTCTATCTCTTAAAA